TTTTACCATCTAAATCTAATGTAGAAGGTTCGGGTTTACCTGCAAATTTAGGGTCTCCATTAATTGAATAAGTATCGTGCAATTTTGATTCTTTAAAATCAGGTTTAGAAGCATCAGCACCATTCAATTTAGAATAATTTGATCCTTTAGTTAATAATGTATCTAAAATGCTCATAATATAAATTTATTATAAATATTGATTTACTGAACTTCATATAAACCAACTGGTGATAATCGTGGTTTTTCTGAATTTTGGGAAATTAAACGTTCAAGTAACATATTTGTACGTTTAGCTTCTTCGTTGCTACCTTGGTTTAAGTTAGTACCGGCTACAACTGTATCTTGGTTATTTAATGCTATTTGTCCTTTTGGTGTAGATAAAATACGATCTCCATAACCTGATGGCATAATCATATCATCCATTGGGGTAAGTTCTTGCTGAGCTTTTTTACTTTGAGAGGTCATGTAGGCTATACCAGCAACAATAGCCGCTAAACCTAAACCAAAAGTAACAGCACTCGCTGTAGTTATAGCTCCTGCTGCAGCTGCTGGGAGTATTTTGAAGGCTATTTGGGCTAAACCTCCTATAGTTCTTCCTAAGCTAATAGCTCCCATTAATCCTAAAGTAGTATATAATACACCTGCACTATTAGCAGCATCAGCCATCATATCAATTAAATTTCCAAGTGGACCTTCTACTATAGACCCTACAGCACTTTGTATACGAGTCATAGCATCTTGAAATTTTTCAGCTGCTGATTGTTGTTGGTAATTTTTTAATAAAATATCTCCATTTTTTACATTACGTAACTCATCTAATCTACCTTGTTCAGCTAATTGTTCAATATTTTTAGCTCCTAAAGAATTTAATACTTCTTGTTGTTTTATAGAATTAGCTAATTCATCAACACCCATTCCTACAGCACTAGCTAATGATTCTTGTTGGATAACATTTAACCTACTAAACTCTTCTGCGGTACCAAATTGTTTAGCTAATTCTGCCGCGGCCCCAGCTGAATCTCCCTGTAATGCTAATAATCGGGCTTGTTCTAAGTTTAAATCTCTACCTAAAAGTAATTCTGCTTGTAACTCATTAGTAATAGATTGTTCAAAATCTAATAAATTTTTAGCTATACCCTGGGTTTCTTCTAAAGATAAACCTAATCTGTTTGCTTGAACTACTGCTCTAGCTATCTCTTGAGTATTATAACCATATTGGGCTCCTAGTTGACCATTTACTCTAGCTACTTCAGCTAGCACTTTTTGTCCTTTTAGTTGAATACCCGTTTGTTGTTCTAAAGCAACTACCTGGTCTAGTATTTCTGTAGTAACTTCATTTTGGGTTTTATTTTGGACTATGCCATATCTAATTAATTTAGCTGCTTCATCCCCTTGTAAACCTACTAATTTAGTTAATTCAATTTGAGATTGAAGTTGTTCTGTAGTAAACCCACTTACTGCTCCTAATTCATCCCCTACTTGTCCTAAAGCGTTTGCAAATGCTTCAGCATTTAAATAACTTTTTCCACTATTAATAGATATAACATTAAAACTATCTCTTAATTGTTCTGCTTCTTCTCTACTTATACCTAAATTTTTAGCTAATTGAATAGAAGAAGTATTAGCCTTAAATAAACCTGTTAGAGCAAATACAGCAATTCCTTTTGCAGCTGCATCTAAAACATTATTTATTCTTTCAAATTCTTGTCTAAGATCTTTAGCTTTATCCCCTGTTTTATCAATACCTATTTCAAATTGAGCAACTCCTTCAACTAAAGAATCTAAAGGACCAGCTAATAATGGTCCAATACCTGGTATGTCTTTTACTCCTTCTGCTAATTTTCTAACCCAATCTGTTCTACTTTCTATTTTTTCAAGAGTATCATTTATACCTTCAAAAGTTTCAGCTATTTCACGAGAAGGTTCTAAACCATTTGATAATTCATTTACAACTTGTTTTAGTAATTCTGCTTCTTCTCCAGTAGCATTTCTTTGTAAATTCTGGAGGTATAGGATGGTATTTTCTAATTTTTGGGTAGATCTTAGAAAATCATTATATTGTTTGGCTATACTATTTCTTCCTCTTTGGGTAGCTAAATTTGATTTTTGTTGTTTAGTTAACTTACCTACTTGATTAACTATATCATTAGCATCTTTTTTAGCTATTTTAAATTCACCAGAAAAATCTTCTGTTTTTTGAGCTGCTTTTGCTATATTACTAGAAATGCTAGAAAAAGTTTTTTCGACTTCTTGGGTAAGTCTACCTAAATCTTCAAAGAGTTTATTTAACTCTTTAGCGTTATTTACTTGATCTTTAGAAGCCATTCAATATAATTATATGTTATAAATATGATTATTTATAACCTGTCTTACCCTTGTAATTTTGGGATGCTTTTAAAAATTCGGGTGTATTTACAGATCCATCAGAATTAATTAAGTTTTTCTGTCCTTTTTGACCTGTTTTAGCTTCTTCTATTTTTTTATTAGCTTCTTCATTATACTTTTTAATTTCATTAAATGTATATTTACGAAGCCATAATGGCATATTATAAACAGTTGACCAATCATATCCACCTTGACCATGAAATACAATTTGGTGAATTTGATTAAATACTCCTAAACGAAATTGTTGAGCTTCTTTAAGCGTCAGGGTAAAAAAAGTTGATACTAATTGGTATGGGTCTTTTTGTATCTCTTCCTTCGGGAAAAAAAGTCAAATCTATGTCTGGTTGGATTTGATTTACATACTCTCTATAGGCGCGAGCATCTCTAGCTAGTAATGCCTGATCTACAAATTTTCTAATAGTTGGTGGATCACTATCTCCATTTACTGATAAAATAGAATGTTTTAATCTGGTGGATACTTCAGCATTTCCATCAGGTTGGAGTTTTTTTAAACCTTCTATTTCTCTAGCTATTTTTTGTTCATCACCGTGTGTTAATAACTTAAAAGTTATTTGATTTTCGGTATGTGGTAGAGTAAAAGCAAATTCATTTTTCCCTTTAGTAAATAAACTTTCATCAATTGGTTTATTTTCGATTTGGGTTAAATCTACTTTTTCTTTTTGACCCGCAAATATAAATTCATACTCAGGCCCATATCCTAAAATACGTGCTGCTAGCATTATAGCATTTTTATCCCCTATTAATAAATCATTATAATTTATTTTAGATACTATTAAAGACTGTAGTAATTTATCAATTACAGTACCCTTAGCGATATAAGATTGGTTAGTTAAAATATCTTCTTCCTTAGCGGTCATATATTTCATTTCAATTTTACCACTAGAAAGAGGGTTATCTTCAGGATATAAAATACCTTTAGAGGGAAGTTCGATTTCTTCGGTTGGGAGGTTAAATTCCGCCATAATCTTTATTTATAATAACTTTTGTTCTATAATAAATATTAAGATAAGAAAAGGCTTGACCGAAGCCAAGCCATTTCAAGGAATATATGTGGAGGGAAAGTATACTAGAAATTAAGTACGCAGTAATCTGGTTGTACTGTCATAGTAAGTTCTTGGGCAGCATTTTCAGTATCCCAGTTATAATCACCAAAGCTAGCTTCAGTAATTAGAGCACCTTTGATTACCCATTCGCTTACGATATCACCTACAGGTCCTAATACATTGAAAGTTAAATCTTTTTTATAGAAATCAGAATAACCATCTCTACCTGTTACTGATTCATGGTGTAAACGAACCCATTCCATTACTGCTTGAGCACCAGAAGGGGTAATAGGATCAAACAAAGTGAAGTTAATTGTGTTCCAAGTTGTTTTACCTTTTACAAATCTTTGTACATTGATATGGTTTAAAGCTACTGTTCCTTGAGTAAGTGAAACAGCCCCCATTCCTTTTACAATGTAAGATGGGAACCCATCCATATACATTACAAAGCGATTCTGTTGTTTTGGCTCAAAAGCTGTGTAAAAAATTTCGTTGCTATCTAATACTGCCATTTTATGTTCTGTTTATTATAAATATTCTTATTTTAAATTCTTATGCTGGGAATGTAGCTCCAGTTGGCAATACATTAAAATCTAATAGAATAAATTCAGCTGTTTTAGTTGGTTGTAAGTAAATTTGACCAACAAGCTCATTTCTATCTACTACATCAGCAGTATTGTTTGTTTCATCCATTACTACTTTGAAAGCATATAATCCTTGACGTTGTTGGATACTTTCTAAATATGGATTTACTTGAGTTAAGAAACTATTACGAGTTGCGATTGAGTTTTGTTCAAACACTAAGTTATCAGCAACTTGTGAAATATAGTTTTTAAGTTCAATTAACAATCTACGTACATTTACTCTATCAAGCGCACTTGCACGTTTTTGTAATGTTTTCTGACCAAATACTACAACTCCACTTCCTGGGAATGTAGCAATTGGGTTAACATTAGCAGCATATAATGTGTCTCTGTTTCCAGAAGTTAATTTTCTTTCAGCTTTAATTACGTTACCTAAAGCACCTCTAGTTAGACCAGCAGGAGCAAACCAAGCATCACTTGAGCTATCAGTGAATGCATATACTCCAGGAATCATAGTTGAAGCAGGTACCCATACTGTTTGACCAGTTGTATTTAGTGTTTGTAACCATGGCCAGTAAGTAGCAGCATAGCTAGTATCAAATCCAGAAGCATCACTTACAATAGTTCCAATAGTTGTATTATAACCATCTAGATCAATTACAGCAATAGCATCTTGACGTGATTCCACTGTAGATACCATTAAATTAACAGCAGTGCCATGATCACTATAATTCAGCCCAGGAGCAGTAATTAAATTATATCTATATTCGTCTTTGTTGCTTAATAACTTAATTGATTGGGTATAATCTAATTGGCTTAAACCTTGAATATTACCAGAAGTAATAGTATCATTAAATTTAGCTACCTGTCCATCAAATAGAGTACCAGTAGCACTATCAAATGCTCCTGAAGCTGCTACTGGGATAGATCCAGTGTAAGCATCTTTAGCTACTCCATTATTATCAAAATAATCAGGTGTAGGGTAATTTACAGCACTTACATAAACATATTTACTTTTGTTAGTATAAGTACCACTAGATTTTACATAATAATCAGTACCATCTTGTTCTACACTATATGAAGTATCTCCAATTACTTTAGAGATGTAATTAGAAGCTTTAGGATCTAATGATAGATCTTGCCATGTTTCTAATACATTCTTTTGTTTTGAACTATCATCTCCTCTACGGATTAATAAACTAAATGTTCCTGATCCTGTATTTACTCCTTGGATTTCCCAACGAACATTATCTTTGCTACCTGATGTTAATACATTATTAGTACCATCAGATCCTGAGTTGTTCATTATTTCTCCTTCGGCTAGAGTAGTTAAAACAAAAGATGCAGAAGTAAATTCATTTTCAATTGTTGTACTTGTGGCACCGGTAAAGCTTCCACTTTGTACACGTGTAACTAATAATGAAGTTCCCCCTTGAGAAAAATAATTATTTGCTGAGGTTTGAGTTAAGTACTCATATTGTTGTGAGCCACTTGTAACATCACTTCCAAAGATAGCTTGATATTCACTATATGAAGTAACTAATGTTGGAATACCAACAGGACCTTTAACTGTAGGTCCTAAAAGAGCAGCTCCTGCTTGAATTGGTTGTTGTTGGATGAATGTACTGTCATTTTCATTTGCTAGTACACCGGGGGATAATAATACTTCTGCCATTGTTTATATAATTAATTTTGTTTATAAATATTATAGAACCCCTTGAAAGTCATTTAAGCTTTAATAAACTCACCTGTGTCCACATTAACTGATCCCTTCCCATACTTTGTCTCTAACTCTTGGGCTAATTTAACTTGACTTGCTTCAAAGGATTTAATCTCTTCTTTAATTTTTTCTTTTTGTTGTAAAAGTAAATTCTTTTGATACTCTATCTCACCTAATCTAATAACAAAGTTATTTTGTTGTTCTTGTAACGAAGTTAATTGTTTAATTTCTTCTTGAGTTAAAACTGTTTTTTCCATTTTATTATAAATATTATAAACAGAATTATATTCCAAATCTACCTCTTAAGGCTTCAAAATTATTTTGAACTTCATTAGCTGTTAACTCTCTATTATATATTTTTACATTGGATATTTCACCATTAAGAAATTTTTGGAATCCTCCTTGACTATTTGATCCTATATAAATGTCTCTAGTTACTGGTATTGAAGTTGGGGAACCAACACCAGCACTTGTTCCCCCAGAGGTGTTATTAACATATAAATTAAAATTAGAAGAAGACCCTAATCCATTACCATTATATGTTGCTACACATTGATACCATCCTGAGGAGGATAACACTAAGGAATCTAAACCTACTGTATTAGAACCATCAGTAAATAAGCGGAAGCTTATTTTATCACTACTATTTTTTCTAAAATTGACTCCTCCTAAACTCCAACTACTTCCTAATAACGTTTCATCATTACTACTTAAATTTAAGTAAGCCCAAACTTCAAAAGTAATAGGTAGTGATGAGTTTATATATGAAGAAAAAGTATTTTGAGTGCTAATATAATCATTAACTCCATCAAAAGTAAAGGCACCAAGTGAAGTTGTTGAAAAACCTACCCCATTATATAAATCGCCTTTTTCTTCATCTATAAGATCTCTAAATGTTGTTCCTGTTCTTGGATAACATCTTGGATTAGCAGCATCCATATAATAGATTAATCCTCTAGTTATAACATTTATATTTATGCCTCCTTTTACACTCATAGCCCAAATCTACCTTTTAAAGCATTGTAGTTTTTGTTTCTTTCTTCTTCACTTAAAACTCTATTATACATTTTAAA